TTACGAATTCTTTCTCAGATTCTCCATGATATCGACCGTTTCATTTCTCATCTTATCTGTCACATGCGAGTAAGTATCCATCGTAATTGAAATTCTGCTGTGGCCCAATCGTTCAGAGATTTCTTTCATTTTTGCGCCATTTTCGAGAAGAAGTGTAGCATGAGTATGTCTGAGAGAATGGAAGTTAAAAGAGAGGGAGAGTGCATTCGATATCCTTCTTGTGTTCCATTTCACCACACTTGGCGTAACTAGCTCACCGTCTTCCTTCGTACATACTGCATTTGAATCAATGTAGAGCTTTCCATACTTCATTCGATTTTCTAATTGTTGTTTCTTATGTTTTTTCAGAATTGCTAGCAAGGTTTGTCCAATAAAAATCGTTCGATTGGAACTGCTTGTCTTTGGTGTACCATATACCCATTCGCCATCATTCTTTACCATTTGTTTCTCTACAGTAATTGTTCCATTTGAAAAATCGACATTATCCCACGTCAGACCACAAACTTCGCCAACGCGCATTCCCGTATAAAATCCAATATTCAAAGGAATATAGAAAGGATGGCCTTCAGGAGTAATTTCTAGCATATGATCAAAGTCCTCAAGAGAAATGATTTTTAGATCTTTTTTAGTCGTTGGTCGTTCTTCGTATTTTGGTATCTTTACATACAGCATAGGATTTTGCTTGATTAACCCCCAAGGATAAACCGCCATATTCAGCGCATTCTTAAGGACAGAGTGAGTAATAGTCATTGTTTTCTTCGAGTAACCCTTTTTAAATTCAGCATTGATGAAATTTTGTAAAAGAGCAGGGGAGAGATCCGTAAGTTTTTTCTTTCCTAAATAACCGTTTATATGATTTTTGATGGTAAATCGGTAGTTTTCATAGGTATTGTATTTTAGATTTAGTTTAACGTATTCCTCCATCCAAAAATCAAGGTATTGTTTTACTCGAGTATCCGTACCTAAAAAGTATTGTCCTGTTTCGTCAATATCTGATAAAACTTTTCGTAAAGCAGCTTCGGCCTCTGGTCGGGTGTCTCCGCCAACTTTCTCCACTTTTTTTCTTGAGCCATCATCATTGATGTCTTCAAAATAATAATACCAACGTTTTCCACGTTTTCTCACACCGCCACGCATAAAATCAGTCCTTTCATATTGCTATGTCATTAGTACGATAGTTAAATTCTTTTGGTACATATAGAGAGGGAATAGATGTAAAATCCGTATTTTCAATAGAAGTATACGAACTTATGTTCTTTTGCGTTTAAAAAGAAAAGCCCGAAGGCTGATCTTAAACTATTACAATGCAACTAATTAGGGACGAGCGTATTGATTCCCTCGAGGGGCACGACTATACCCAGCATTATCAGCATCTATTTGAGTCATGTATTGATAATTATTTGGATTTGTAACACGAGAATAGTACTTTCCACTATCTGAACGAGCGAAAACCATACCATTTGCAGCGATAGACCACTGGCCATCAACAGTGTATGAATTATTTTGTTGTTCAGCTTGACGTTGAGCTTCAGCAGCTTGCTGTTCTTGAGCCTGACGCTGAGCTTCAGCAGCTTGTTGCTTTTGTCGTTCTGCTTCAGCTGCCTCATTAGATTTTATAGTTGAATCAACATTGACTAAGCGATTTAATAATTCTTGGTTTCCACCAGGTATAGATTGAATAGCTGATAATGCTGCATTGTAGTTATCTCTAGTTGGATTAGCTTCAGCTTGTTCCAGAATGGTTTTAGCTGTTGAAGTTTTTTGATTAATTTCTTCTTGGCGTTTTTTCTCAGCTTCTTTAGCTTTTTGTTCTTCTTGGCGTTTTTTCTCAGCTTCTTTAGCTTTTTGTTCTTCTTGGCGTTTTTTCTCAGCTTCTTTAGCTTTTTGTTCTTCTTGGTGCTTTTTTTCAGCCTCTTCTTTAGCTTTTTGTTCTTCGGCCTTTTTCTTTTTAGCTAATTCTTTAGCCTTTTTTTCATCTTTTTCTCGGCTTTCAGAAGAGACAGATACACTAGAAGATGAAGATTTAGCGTCTTTGTGTACATCTGCTTGTCCAGTTGTTGGTGGAGCAAGAGCCCCTCCGATTACCATAACTATAAAAGCTACTAGAATTCCAATACTAATCTTTTTCTTTGAACGTTTCTTCTTGGAGAAAAAAGAATATACTAAAAAACATACTCCAAATAGAAAACCAAAGAACCCAACTAAAATTAAAAACGTACTCATTTATTCCTCCTTGTTGAATATATCACTGGGTAAATCAAGTATTTACTCCCACTTGAAGGCAGGTAGTGATAGTCGCCATTAATAAAAAGAAAAGCCCGAAGGCTGATCTTTTAATAATCGATAATTGTTACGTTCCCACTATTAGAACTTACAGGAGTTATTGTAATTTCAACAGTGGTATCTCTTTCAGCATTAAAAGCATTTGCTATAGTGGCTTCAGCTTTATAATACCAACCGCCATCTTTTTGAGTCCAATCTTGAATTACCCCCATTATTGAATGTATTTTGCTACCTTTGTAAGGATATTGTTGTTCGAACTGTTGCTGTGCTAGATCGTTCAGTATAGTTCTTTGTTCAATAGTAGGATCATTACTTAATACTGTTATATCTTTTTTCTTAGCATCCTCAGCAGCTTTAGCTTCGGCTTCTTTTTTCTCAGCTTCAGCTTTGGCAGCATCTGCGGCTTCTTTCTCAGCTTTTTTCTTAGCATCTTCCTTAGCTTTTTTTTCAGCTTCTTGTTTTTCTATCGCAGCTTGTGCATCATTATAGGCCTTTGAATCATTGAAAACTGAAACATCTAAACTTTCTTTATTTAATCCTTTGGAATCCGCTTCTAATGTGAAAGCTTCTAATCCTTGTTCTTTTGTGAGATCTACGCTGAACTTAAAAGTTCCTTTTTTATCAGCTGTAGTTTTTTGATTTTTAAAGCCAGTTTCTTTTGCCTCTGCATCTGGTGTAAGTGTTACTTTTGCATCCGGTAAGGTTGTTCCTTTGATCACTGCTGTCCCTGCTGAATTTGTGTTAAATTGTGCTTCATTATCCCCATAGTCATTTTCTTCAGAGACTTTTATAGCTAATTCATCTTGTTTCTCTTGAGCGTTATGCTGCATTTCAACGCTTATTCCTATTATTATCATACAGATAACTACTAAAATAATTGAGTAATTTCTATATTTTTTATTCTTGTATTTTTTAATGAAATACCAAATACCCACACATCCTAAAATAAATAAGAGCCCAACAAAACTTATCATAATTCCTCCAACAACAAAAAATATTTACTCCCACTTAGGGCAGGAAGTAGTTGCCGCCAATTAAATTAAAAATCTATACACGCTTTCAGGAAGCCCGTACAAATTTGTTAATTCCTCAACTTTTCTAGGGTATCGATCGTTGTCTTCTTTATAAAGAGAAACAATGAGATTAGCAGCAAAGCAATTCGCTTCGCTTTCTGATTTGCTTCTAGAATTTCTTGTAGAGACGTGATAACTTGATAATCCTTTGTGGAAAATGGCATGACCAAGCTCATGGGCGCAAATATAAAAACGCTCTTCTGATTCTTTCAATTCGTGGCTTAAGAGAATGACGGATCTCCCTAATAACTCTTGAAATTGTCCTTTCGGGTTATTCATAAATGGCACGTACTTAATTTGAATGCCCATTTGTTCACAAATGATAAAAGGATTAGCAGAATTATATTTCTGCTTTAATTTACCAGCTAGATTTATTACGTCTCTCTCCATAAAAATCACTTCTCTTTGTTTTTATCTTCTTTTCTAAATTCCCAGAACAAACCAGTTAAAATATCTTTAACACGCTGTCTCTCTTCATCTGTTAAAGTTTCACCGCCATAAGCCATATCTACGTTTGAATCAAGTATTTTATCGAGTTCAATCAAATCATCTTTATCTGCCCAATCCGGAGTTTGATTTCGACCTAATAAATAATCAGTTGTGACATTAAAATAATCAGCAAGTGCTGTTAGGGTTTCTCTGTCGGGGCTTCGTTCCCCACGTTCATAACCAGAAATTGAAACTTTAGATACATGGATAATATCACCTAATTGTTGTTGGGTTAATTTCTTACTTTTTCTTAATTCTTTTAATCTGGTTCCAAAGTCCATGTTAACACCTCGTTTCTATTATGATTTTATCGTTAACAAACGGTTAACACAAGGAATACAAAAAAAGTTAACTAATTGTGTAATTTTTTATTGACAATTAACAGATAGTTAATTAAAATATAGTTAACTTGAAGTTAACAAAAGGAGGAACTTAAATGGTGCTAAAAAATCTAGAAAAAATTAGAAAGGAAAACGGCAAAACTTTTCAAGATGTAGCTGATAAAGCTGGTCTAACTAAAGAATTTTACTGGATGATCGAGAAAGGAAAAAGAAAACTTTCCTATGAAAATGCAGTCAAAATCGCTATGGTGTTTAATAAAGAACCAGACGATATTTTTTTAGAGACAGAGTTAACTAAAACGGAACTAAACTGAATGATGAGGAGATGATTCTAATGACACGACAAGAAAAAATAAAAAATCTGCTAAAACTCTCAATACAACCTAAAGTTGAAAACCCAACAATTTCACCAAATTATGAAATTAAATTAAATGATTGGACATTAGGACGTGGAGTAACAAATATTGAACTATTTATGCCAGCATCAGGCAAGCCAAAACTAAAAATCGAATGTTTTATAGATGAAGTTGATATAAAAGATGTTTTGGTAGGACCAGAAATTCTCCCTTTGAGTAAATACTTCAAAAATTCAAAAGGAGAATAACCAGAAATTATTTATTAATTACAATTGGAACAAGCTCACTATAATAAATTTCTGTTTCTAAAATATTGTCGGGATATTTTAAAGGAGGTTTCTAAATGAAATTTTTAATAATAGCAATATGGATATTTGGAATATTTTGTATTCAGACAATGCGTAAATTAGAACCTAGCAATAGTTGGTACCCTTTCTACGCATTGTTAGTTTTATTAATAATTACTAGTTATCTATTATCCGTCTAATATCGTACAAAAGTGTTTCTTTCATGTACAAGCTAGTCTTGCTGATGTCGCCACTAACGACTAATTCATAGAATTCCGTAAAATGATCGTAAGCTTTTTCTGGAACATAAGGTAAACATTTATAAAAGGAAGATTTTAATGCCATTTCAGATTTAGTACTAAGTGTATTGCCCATATATTCCCCGTAATATTTGAGAAAGTCTTCGAATAGAGTTCGAACATGGCTGGAGTATTGTTCATATTTTTTCTGCTGAACTTCTAACTTTTTTACTTTCAGTAAATACCGATTGTTAAGTAGTGTAGTTAAAATCGGTGAAATAAGGGCCACTAAAGCAACAATTACGGAAATTGTAATTGATAGATTAAATTTCATAATTATCACCTCGCTTTCGAGATGATTATACCAAATAAAAATAACGAGGAGGAATCCTTTTATGACACGCCAAGAAAAAATAAGCATCGTTTTAGATGCAAGACCTCGAATGATCCATATCATCAAATGTGCAAATGATGATCAACTCGATCGTCTAGTTGAAGAAGTCCAAAAAGAGCTTGAACGTGAATTAGACGAAGCAGCTTTCGTTTGATTCTTTAAATTAATAGTATAAAAAAATTGCTCGTATTGATATACGGGCGAATAAGAATATGAGGTGTTTAAACTGTTAAAAAAATCAAGTGTTATTCGAGAATCGTTAGTCGAAGTAATTAATAAGAGTGGTGAGACCAAAAAGGAAATAGCAAGACAAATCAACGTCTCTCAACAGTCATTAAGCGATTGGACAACATTGCTTAATACGAAGCCCGTGACGTTGGAAAATGCTCAGGCGTTAACGGATCATTTTAGAGATTCAGATTTCACTCTTCAAGTGATTCATGAGTTCTTTGGTTTATTTAAATCAATAGATGGTGATGTTTATAGAAGAGATCCATCTTCATTAGACAAGTTGCAAATGATTGAATCAGATGAGCGGAAACAGAAGAAGCAAGAAGTAGAAAAAATTCTTCTTAAACAAGTAAATTACTTAACTGTTGATGATCGTCAACAAATCATTGCATATGCTTATGAATTTTTAGATGAAATCATGGTGGAAGTAACACTAATAAGTGCATTATGCGAAATACTTGGAATCGATATTCGCAAGCTTAGTGAGGAACGGCTATCGTACTGGGTGGTACAAGGATATATGAAAGGATGATGGAAATGGAAACATTGGAAAATATTTTTCCAAAAAAAGTTGTCTTGAAGCGCAACAATAAAAGAAACATTGAAAAATTAACATACTCAGTTACAGAAGCAGCATTGGCCATAACAACAAATCCACAAAACGTAAAAGCTTTGATCGATATGGGGTACTTGGGTTGCTTAAAGATTGGAGAGATACGGATACCCAAAGCTGAAGTTAACCGTTTTTTAAACAATTATATGAACCAAGATTTGGCTAGTGAAATTTCAAATTTTAGAAAGGGGAAAAAAGTATGAAATCAAATTTTAGGATGAACGTCAGAGCAGGACTGCTACTGATGCTGATAGGTAGCGTTCTTTCAGCTTGGAACTGGCGTTTCGCTGCAATTTCATTTGGAACATTAGTGGTAACGTATCTAGTCCGCGAATCAATGAAAGAACATCCACAAAAAAGACCGACTAGCGACGGCCATCGCTAATCGGCAACATAACAAAATATCTTATCTGTATTTTAGCATGAAAGGAAGGCTAAAACAATGAACGATTTTGGACAAGCATTAGATCAGTATTTAACTACTCCAGAATGGGGCACACCACACGAAGAGGAGGAAGACGATGAGTAAGTCTACTTTAGAAATGAGCCATCAAGAATGGCTTGAGGATCGTCAAAAAGGTATTGGTGGTTCTGATGTTGGAACGATTTTAGGATTGAACAAATGGAAATCACCTTATCAATTATGGCTTGAAAAAACAGGGCAAGTCGTACTTGAAGAAATAGCAAGTGAGCCAGCTTATTGGGGCAATATCTTAGAAGAAGTAGTTGCTAAAGAGTTTCAAGAACGTACAGGTAAAAGGGTTCGCAGAAGAAACCAAGTCTTTGAACATCCATTGCATCCGTTTCTAAGAGCGAATATTGATCGTGATGTAGTGGGAGAAAATGCCATTCTGGAATGCAAAACAGCCAATCAATTTCTCGGCAAAGAGTGGGAAGGTGAAGAAGTACCACTCAGTTATCTCTGCCAAGTTCAACATTACATGAACGTTCTAAACAAAGACTATTGTTACATCGCTGTCTTAATCGGTGGTCAAAAATTTATCTGGAAGCGGATTGAACGAGATCAAGAGTTGATCGATACAATTACTGAACAATTAGTAGAGTTTTGGGAAACGAATGTTCTTGGAGGCATCGAGCCAGTTATTGACGGTAGTCAAGCGACAGCTGATTTCTTGAAAGAAAAGTATGCAGATGTTGAAGACGTTCAAACGGCGTTGCCAATTCGTTTTGATGAACTAGTTGAACAGAAAAACGAACTCAAACGGACTAAGAAAGAAATTGAATCAGCTATTCGACAGGTGGACAACGAGTTCATCAGTGAATTAGGTAAACGTGAAGCTAGTATCGGGATCACTCAAAAAAACATCATCAGTTGGAAACTTGTCCGTACGAGACGTATGAACTCGAAGAAACTAGCAGAGAAATATCCAGATATCGCAAATGATGAAGAGATTTATAACGTTACTGAATCAAGAAGGCTAACCGAAAAGGAGATCAAATAATATGGCAACAAATGAATCGTTAAAAAATCAATTGGCAGCAAAGCCACAGAAACAAGTTGCACCAGGTCAATTAGGACTTAAAGCTTTGATGAATACACCAACAATGAGAAAGAAGTTTGAAGAGGTGCTTCACGATAACGCTAATGCTTTTATGTCGAATGTGATGACACTGGTATCAAATGATAGCTATCTTGCTGACAGCGAACCAATGTCCATCATGAGCGGCGCACTGACTGCTGCGACATTGAATCTTGGGTTAGACAAGAATCTTGGATATGCCTATCTAGTTCCTTTTAATAGCAAAAACAAGCAAACAGGAAAATGGGAAAAGAAAGCTCAGTTTTTACTCGGCTACAAAGGGTACATCCAGTTGGCTCAACGGTCAGGTAAATATAAAGCATTGAATGTCATTGAAGTATATGAAGGCGAATTAAAAAGCTGGAATCGTCTTACTGAAGAGTTTGATTTCGATCCAAACGGACGGAAGTCAGATGAAGTTATTGGGTACGTGGGTTACTTTGAACTGCTAAACGGGTTTAAGAAAACTGTCTATTGGACCAAGCAAGAAATAGAAGCACATCGTATTGCGAACAGCAAAGATCGTGACAAAACCAAATTAAGCGGTGTGTGGGCATCAGATTACAATGCGATGGCTCGAAAAACCGTTCTTAGAAATCTCCTTTCTAAATGGGGAATTTTATCCGTTGAAATGCAAGAAGCCACCACCTCAGACGAAAAAGTACAAAAAGTCCAAGAAGATGGGAGCATCATTTCTGAAACAGAAGTCGAAGAGGATATCCCTGAAAGAAAAGAAGCAGAAAAAGTGGAAATAAATACTGACAATGGCTCAACAGCATTTGAAGAATATGCAGAATCAGTTCAGACAGATGAAGCACAAGAATCGCTGTTCGATGCATCGAATCCACCATTAAATAAATAGCGAGGGAGTTATCTCCCTCTTAACATCAAAACGAAAGGAGGAATACAATTGGATTACATCGGACAGCTTAATGCTTTTGACAATTGGCTTGAATATAACGAGCTTGGCGCTGGTCCCCAACTGCTTTGGTATAAGCTAATGGCTATAGCAAACAAAAGTGGATGGCAGAGCGAATTATCGATTGCCAATACAAGGCTACAAGCAATGACTAAAACGTCTGAAAAAACGTTGATTAACAATCGTAATCAATTGATCCAAAACGGACTCCTTCAATATAAAAAGAGAGGTCGCACTAAAGCAGGTATTTATCTTATTACTGATTTAACTGGAAATTTTACAGCAAAAAAGAAAGTAATTGATACAGTAGAAAATCCCACTACTGGAAATATTACAGTAAATAGTAAAGTAAATCCGAAAGTAAATAGGGAAGTAAATCCTTCAGTAGATTCTACAGTAAATCCTTCAGCTTATATAAACAATACAAAACAAGACAATACAAATAAAGAAGATGAAGACGACTTAGGCGTGTACGAATTTATTCAGGTCAGTTGGGGTAAACCACCAACAGGTCTTTTGCAAGGTGCATTAGGCCCAATGATCAAAAAATGGGGATCAGACATCATCCTGTTTGCGTTTAGACTAGCATTTGAGAATAGCGTTGAAATGCCCGGTCTAAAAAAATACGTTGAGGCAATATTGGAATCGTGGAATAAGCAAAATATCAAAACATTGGACGATGCTCTGAAAGCTCAAGAAGACTATAAAAATCGTAAGAAGAAACAGTCTTGCACTCCGAAATATCAAAAAAACGTCCGTCGAGAAAAATTGCCTGATTGGGTTGATAAACCTCAAAAAGAACAAAAGATTGATCCTGAGAAAAAAGCGGAAATCGACGCTAGATTCGAAGCCTATTTTTCTCGGACAAGTGATGAGAAGGAAGGCGCAAGCAATTGATCACAACAAAATATGGCAATAAGAAAACTCTCTATCGTGGTATCAAGTTCGATTCAAAAGCAGAAGCAGAGTACTACGACTTGGCACTGTGGCAAGCACAGGCGAATGGTTGGAAAGTGAAGCTCCAGGAAAGGTTTGAGCTGATGCCTAAGTTTGAACTAGAGGGCAAGAAGTATCGCAAGATCGAGTATATTCCCGACTTCACATTTTATAAAAACGGCAAACTTGTCAAAGTCGTAGATGTTAAAGGGATGCAGACAAAAGATTTCAAAATCAAAGCGAAACTCTTCTGCAGTCAATATCGAGTACCGCTGATCTTAGCGAAGAAATATCGGAATACGTTCAAGGAAGAACGGTTTTAACGAGGTGATCCATCATGACAACAGAAGAAGTGATTCAAATGCGTATTCGAAGCATTCAACGTGAGATTGACGATCTGGAGCGGACAAAGGCAGTGATGGTCAATGAAACGGCGAGGAAGGCAATTCATTTGCACATTGAGAATTTAAGAAGGAAAATTCGTAGATTGGAGGAATGAGCGTGGATAAGAAAGCAGCAATGAAACGAATTGCTGAATTAACCAAGTCAGAATCTTGGCAAGAAGACAAAGAAATAGTTGCAGAAGTCCAAAAGCTTGGTAAACCAATGTGGACTGAAAAGCCTAAACGGAAAACGCCGAGAAAAATTGCAATCTGGCATGGTGATCGAATTTTAGTAACAGGTACTGCTGAACAGTTATCTGAAATTACTGGATTAAGCAAAAATATTATTTGGGATAGGGCTAAACGCGAGAACGTTGATTCGAAAGGTCGTCAATTTAAATATTTGGAGGAGAAAAAATGCTAGACATGAAAATCGAAGATTATCGAATTACCAGTGATTCTAGAAACATTGTCTTATCGAAGGTAAGAAGAGACGAAGAAGGAAACATCCGCTACACCGAAGCAAAAGAAGAATCACGAGCAGATATCGGCTACTTTCAAACGGTCTCATCGTGTTTAAAGGCGATACAACGCGATTACGTGTTAAGTGAAGAAAGAACGATAAAAAGTATTATCGAGTACAAAAAAGCGTTAGAAAACATCACTAGACAGTTTGAACAGGCATGTGAGATTGAGGAGGAGAAATAATGAGAACAGTCATTCAGGGAAAAGAAATCACAGTAACAATTAAGTCAGAGCGAGAATTAGACACACAAGAAATAATTGCGGCACACCAATTGGCTACTGGGAATTTTGAAGCTTTATTTATCAAAGAAGATAGCAAAACATCCAATACCAACAAAGAAGTAAAAACAAAATCTGTAGAAAAAGATATTCCGAAGTGGATCCAAGTAGAAATCACATGCCCTGTATGTACTCATGAAAGCAGAACAACAACTAAATATGGCAACGTATTTACAAAATGTCCAAGTTGTAAGACACCTTTGTATAACAAATATGCAACAGGAATTGCTGGTGAACATGATAAAGCAGGCAACTACTATTATGCTCAGGAGGTCTTACGTCCTAAAAATGGAGGATTGACTGACGAGGAACAAGAACTATTAAAATCAATGAGCCAAGTAGTGACTAGTGAAAACGATGGATAAAATCAATGAATTGTTAAGCAAATATGATTTCCCTTTACCCGTTCTAAGCGATGTCAATCATCGCTTGGAATGCTGCAAAGAAGAAGCATATGTTGCTCAGCAACTTAGATATTTAGAAAACTTAGTGAAGTTTGGAAAAGTAAATTTGAAAGTGGAGGAAAAGTAATGGGTGATATGAGTGAATACTGGAAAGATATTAAACCGCATCTAAAAGAACGTAGAAAACAACATGTCAGAAAGATGGGCAATTCAGCAACTAAAAATATTGAAACCTTGGGATTTGAATTTACTCATTATCCAAACAATCATCAATTTGCAATTAATACCCATAATGGAATTATTGACTACTGGGGAACTACAGGAACGTGGATTGAGCGCAAAACAAAAAAACGTGGTAAAGGGATACGTAGTTTGAGGAAATATATTAATCAGGAGGACAGCAAATGATACCGAGATTTCGAGCGTGGGATAAGCGAAAGAGCGTTATGAGAGAAGTAGCAGTCTTACATTTTACTAAAGGTGGCAAGGTCAACAGTATCGAATATTGGAAGACGCCTTCCGAATTGAAATCGTATCATGTACGAAATTTAGTCCTCATGCAATCCACAGGGCTGAAAGATAAAAATGATGTTGAGATTTTCGAGGGGGATATTGTATTAGTCAGCGTACAAAATGGATTCGACTATTTAGATAATAAAGTTTGTATTGTCAAAAATTCAATAGGACATTCGGGATTAGTGTGTGCCACTGTTGATGAAGATTTAGAGTATCGAATTTTTAACACAGAGCTGTTTGAAGAATACACGTATGAAGTCATCGGAAATATATACGAGAATAGCGAGTTATTGGAGGAATAAGATGAAATACATCATTACCACTGACAACGAGGAACAAGGTTGGCTTGATTCCTTTAACACTTGGTCAGGTCATTCTTACGAAATGAATCAAGAGGTTAAAGAAGATCATCTTGATTGTGTGGAAACGAATATTGATAGATTTAATAATGAGGTTGCTTGTGGACCGGCAATTAGATTGGAGGAACAGTGATGAATAAACAGGAATTGATTGAAAAATACGAGACAGAAGTCGAATTTGAGTAAGGAGGATAAAAAGAATGAACACATTAGAGTTTAAAGAAGGTCAAACCTATGTTTGCACAAAATCAGATGAACGATGGTGGACAGTAGGTAAAGAATATCCAGTATTTTTGGATAGTGACAACGAACCAGTAATTAAAGATGATGATGGTGACAAGCGGTATTCAAGCTATATAAGAACATTTAACAATCAATTTAAACTAAAAGAGGAACAACCAAAAGTAACACTAGACGAAACGCAAAAGCCAGTGGTACCGAAGTTTGTGGCGGAGTGGTTTGAGGATAATAAAGATGATTTAGAATTTGCCATTTGGGAATTGTGTGTAGATTCTTATGGTTCTGCTCAGCAAGGGATGTTGGATTGGATTCAACAATCCGAAAACAAACCAATCGAAACCCTTGTCCGCATGAAAGACGGCTACGAGGTCGAGAAAGAGCCGTTGTACAGTGTAATAATTGCTGGCGATTACCTTTTCAAGGAGATCAGTTGCAGTAATGAAGTTAAACTAGTATCAACAGCTTACCTGCTGCAATACCTTGCACACCACTACCAACTGACCGAAAAACAGATTAAAGAAATTGATGAAAGATACTGGCCATTTGCTGTGCCAGTGGAAGAGGTGGAAATAGCAGAAAGCGAGGAATAACATGTTGAAAATTGTTATCGGGACAAATGAAGGAAAAGTATTATGTATTTCAAATAACAAAGACGAGATCAAAGCATCAATGGTTAATTATTTGATTGATACCGACCAAGAACCAACAGAAGATTTCTTCGAATCTCGAAACTGGGGTGAATATGATATTGAGGTATACGAGTATCATCAACCGCAACTCAACGAGAATCAGCAGATTGTGTTGGAGTGGTTGAAATATCCGTTGAATGACATACCTAATCGATTTGCCAAAAACTATTTTGCGTATGTCACGTGTTTATTTTTAGGACAAGCGCCTGATAAAGTTTTAAAAGCCTATCAAGAATTGTCACTTGAACAGCGAAGACAAGTCCTAGCAGCATTCGCTCAATGGGGAGAACAGGAGGAACAGTGATGAAAAAATTTGAATTTTCATATAACTACAAGGGAGTAGACAAGTGGGTAATCATTGGAGCTAGTAATGAAGAGGATGCTTATAGAAGATTTGTTTTTGCTTATATGCACTGCGAAGTAGAAGAAGTAGAGGAGGAACAGCGATGAGTATAACAGTAAAAGAGCTGCTAGATGTGGTTGGTTCTGGAACGGCTTTTTGGGTTCGTACAGCTAATCAAGGTGAGTGCATTAATTATTCTCGTGAAGAGGTTTTTGGACGTTTTTCACATAGAGATATTTTTGAAATACGTTGCGAAGATACAGATGAGCTAGTTATCGTGTTGGAGGAAGAGGAATGAAAGAACAAACATACTACGCAATTGATTCTGAAAATGGTTATGTGAGAGGGTTGAATGTTGATGGGTCGCTAAGTTTGGGCGGTAGAAATGTCATTAAAAACCTGAGCGATAATTACATGTATGTAAAATATTTAATCGATTTGATTCATGAGTATACAGACCATGAAGTGAGTCTGAAAAAAATCGCGATAACGATGGAGGAAAAAGAATGAAACTAAAAGACGGATTTTACGCTAGTAGCCACGGTATCGGCGGTTTAATGCTAGACATGCCGACAAAGAATCCTAAAACACGTGAGAAACCAAAATTCAAAGTCGGTGACATGGTTCGATGTGAAGCAGAAGAGTTCATCTATCCATTTCGTGGATATGTAGAACACGTCTATAATCACTCAGCAATCATTCGCATTGAAAACACGATGGAATGTGACAAGTGGTTAGCGAAAAGCAAAGAGAATTTAGCAGTGGTGAGATTGGTGGATATGGAACTAATCAATGACAAATAAAAAAGCCGGATCGCTCCGACCGTTCTAATAAATTCCACAAGTTTATTATATCACATAAAGGAGCGGTTTGACTTGATGCAATTGTTACGAGAGGTAGATTTCAAACAGACAAGATGTAATGCGAGAGATGTGCTGAAGAACTTTCGGCGTTTGGAGCGGATGGCAGGTCGCTCTTTGATAGATATTAAGTCGCCGATTATTACGGATATGCCTAAGGCACCGAAGCATGGCAATAAGGCAGAAGACGCGATCATTCAGATGATGGATATAGAAGCAGAGAGAGATGCGATTTTAGCGGCTTTGATGGCACTTAGTCTGATTAGCCGTCAGATACTCTACTACAGCTTCTGTGACGTAAATAAGCACTCTAATTATGAAATAGGGCAATTGATACGAGGATACGGTGAAAAGAATGTAGAGAAGCTGAAATCCATCGCATTGATCGAATTTGCTGAAGCATACAAAAAAGGCGTGTTAGTTCAGTATCGTTGATTTTGTAGGGTTTTTGTAGGGATAGTGTAGGCTTTTTAAGCGGTTTAACGTGATATTATGATAGTGTCGAAAGATTAGGAAACAGGACTTCGACAAAATAAAATGTAAGGGAGGAAATCTCCCTCATCGTTTTAAATTAAGCTTCGATAGATAGCAGCAAATATGAAGAAAAGGATGTGAACTCAACTCCTTCTGAATTCTTCGTATGCTGCTGTCTATTAAATTATTTAAGGAGGGGATTGTATGCATCATTATATTACTAAATATCAAGATGAAAATGGAAAATTGAGAATTGTATCATGGTTACAAATTAATCTATTTAACAAATCTTACTGTTTTTCAAAAAAAGAGCTAGCTGTCCCTAAAGACAACTAGCAGTAATCTTATTTTTTGGTCCATTTGTTTCCTGGCTTAGAAGTTGGAGGAAGTCTGTCTCCTTTATCGATAGTAGCATTATGACCTTTAGGAACATTTCCTCCTTTTGGACCAACTTCTTTGTACTTACCGGCAGGCTTATTATCTTCGCCTGGTTTGAAAAGATTACTCATATTTTTCACCACCTTTTAATTTATTTCAGCGGACCACTCGCTGATAACTAAAATTATACGCTTAGTATTTATTTTCACAATATTAATTTGTCGCTGTGGCGGAAAGGGTAGACGCTAAGCATGTGTGCTAGGTCAATGCTTCGGCAACCATGCAATGTTCGATTCATTGCCAGTGACTTTGGGTTTATGTTAATCCCAAACTACCAGTTAGTAAAAACACAATGATGTCTGGTGCATAGCAACTGCTGACAGGAAAGTTGTTAATGTAAAGCGATTCGAACGGACTATACCTGACAGAGATGTCCTATTGTCGAATTGAGTATCAGAGCTGGAAACCTCAACTGATGCACCTGTCAATTAGCAACCGAGGTATTGAGGAAGTGGGTAGGCGCAGGAAGTATTAGACTTGTCTGTGTGTAGGTTGCTATTACATATTAGATCACTCTTTGAGTGGTCTTTTTATTTTGCATAAAGGAGGTCACGTGATGAGAAAACTACTAGATAAGTTAAGAAGACTCATCCGCCAACGGAATGGAGTGGTAACGACATGAGAAACTGCTGGTATGTATCACTAACAAACCGATATCCGCAACCGAACACTGATGATCCAGTGAGGGTTGTCCAATCAGTCCAAATAAAAAAGAAGTACTCCATCATTGAAATGGCCAGAGAAGCAACACCAAAAGAGATTGATAAATGCAAACTTCTTTATTGCTGTCATGGTTTCTATTCAGATAAACACATACAGGGAAATCTTTCAAAGTATGTGTAGATTACAAAACAAATGTTGCAAACAAGCGAGGTGGTGTCACATGTGAAGAAATACGAACTAGCTAAAGATGATTATGAAAAAGGGTTGAAGTATAGAGAAATAGCGGAAAAGTATGGTGTATCCATCAGCACAGTAAAGTCATGGAAATCCCGTTACTGGTCTCGAGAAAAGGTTGCAACCAAGAACGCAACTATTCCGAACAACAAAGGAGCGCCAGAGGACAACAAAAACGCTGTTACCCATGGCCTTTTTGCCAATTGGTTACCTTCTGAAACATTAGAAATTATGAATGAGGTTGCAACCTCTAAACCTGAGGATATATTATGGAATAATATCATGATCCAGTACACGGCTATTATCCGAGCACAGAAAATCATGTATGTTGATTATGAGGGTAGTTTGTCCAAAGAAGTTTCTAAGTGGTCCTCGAGTGATTCTGGAAGTTCAGAAGAATATGCTATTCAATATGCTTGGGACAAGCAAGCTAATTTCATGAATGCACAATCAAGGGCTATGAGCACGCTATCTAGCTTAATTAGACAATTTGTCTCTATAGCTGATGAACATGATGAACGTAGAAAGAAACTAGAATACATGGATGTACAAGTCAATTTAGCAAAAGCACAATTGAAGCAGTTAGATGATGGTTATGATTCGTCAGAAGAACAAACAGTGATTGTTGATGATATCCCGATGATTGAAAGTGAGGTTGATTCAAATGGGAATGAAAGCCAAGACGAAGCCTCAGATTAAACTAACTGGAATGATTAACCCACATTTTTATAAGATGTGGCACACACAGCGCCCTTATATCTTAATGAAAGGTGGACGTGGTTCATTTAAGTCGTCAGTAATCAGCTTAAAGCTCGCGACTGAAATGAAGAAACATACGCAAGCAAAGCATAAAGTCAATGTTGTTTGCATGATGAGTCAGCACAAGTATTTACGTGATGCGGTTTATCTTCAAATCAAATGGGCATTGAATATGCTTGGGATTGCTAATGAGTATAGGTATCGAATGTCGCCATTGACGATCATCCACAAGCGAACTGGTTCAGCATTCTACTTCTATGGCGTTGATGATCCATTGAAACTTAAATCTAATGCGATAGGCGATATTATCTCATTGTGGTATGAAGAAGCTGCTAACTTTCAAAGTAGTGAAGTATTTGATCAAACAAATGCTACGTTTATTCGCCAACGCTCTAAGTATGTGGACCAAGTAAAAGTTTATTATTCGTGGAACCCGCCAAAAAATCCATACGATTGGGTCAATGAATGGGTAGAGAAATGTAAAGAGCTGGATGATCACTTAGTGGACCATTCTACTTACTTAGATGATGAATTAGGTTTTACTGATCCACAACAACTTAAACTAATAGAGACTTACCGCAAGAATGACGAAGACTATTACAAGTGGCTCTATCGTGGTGAAGTCATTGGATTAGGGACTCATATCTACAATATGAATCATTTCCAACCTTTAGATAAAATGCCGGATAATGACTACATAGCGAATCTTTATTTCTCAATCGATAGTGGTCACCAGGTATCTGCAACAACATGCGGGTGTTACGCGCTTACTAGAAAGAAGAACGTAATCTTGTTAGACACGTATTACTATAGCCCGGCAGGTAAAGCAAATAAGAAAGCACCGACCGAACTATCAAAAGACTTGCATGATTTCATTGATCGTTGCCAGGCTGAATATGATAAATATGCGTATCAAATTACGATTGATTCGGCGGAAGGCGCATTAAGAAATCAGTATTATCTAGATTACAATGTTCGACTGCACACAGTAGCTAAAGCTAAAAAAGTAGACATGATTGATCACGTTCAAAGCTTACTTGCACAAGGTAGGTTTTTTTATTTGGAAAAAGAAAGCAATAAGATATTTATTGAGGAACACAAAAAGTATCAATGGGACGAAGACACGTTGAACAGTGATGATCCAAAAGTTATTAAAGAGGATGATCACTCTTGTGATGGTTTTCAATATTTTGTACGTGATAATCTTCAAGACTTAGACCTGAAATGGTAGGTGAGAAAATGGGAGTATTCCAAACGATTAAAAGTATATTCAAGAGAGGAGTTGATAGCGTGAATATGAGTTATACTGGTCGTGATATTGCTAAGGTAACGGATCATCCTAAAATAGGGATTGATTCAAGAGAATACGATCGGATTGCAAGAAACTTTAGGTACTATTCCAATCTATTTCCTGATATACAATATCGTAATTCATACGGGGAAACACAGAAAAGAGAATTTAAGTCCCTAAATATCACCAAGACAGCTTCTAGACGGTTAGCGAGTATCATCTTTAATGAGAAGTGCAAAGTAGCACTAAAAGACAAGGAGGAACAAGCAGAAGCTTCGAAAAGCATCCAATCAGCTGTAGAGTTCCTAGATAAAACACTTTATGACAACAATTTCTACAATCTATTTGAGTTGAACCTTGAAAAAGGGATTGCTGCAGGCGGTTTTGCTATGCGTCCTTACGTTGACGGTGACAAGATCAAAATTTCATGGATCCGTGCGGATCAATTCTATCCGTTGCGATCAAATACTAACGAAGTAAGTGAATGCGCCATTGCAACAAAGACCATTCAAACAGAAGGTGACGTGAATTACTACTATACGTTGCTAGAATTCCATGAATGGCAAGATGATAAGTATGTTATCAGTAATGAGCTTTATAAATCTGATAACGATAATATTGTTGGTAAACAAATTTCATTAGCGGTTCTTTATCCTGATTTGGCTGAAACTGTCACATTAGAAGGATTGAAAAGACCGCTTTTTGCATACTTTAGAACACCTGGTGCGAATAACAAATCGTTAGAAAGTCCATTGGGCGCTGGTATTGTCGATAACTCAAAAGAGATTCTGGACACAATCAACACAACGCATGATCAATTTGCTTGGGAAATTCAGTTAGGTCAACGACGTGTTGTTGTTCCTGCAGAGTTTCTTAGAGTAGATCAATTGCGCCCGCCGCTGTTCGACACTGATCAGAATGTTTTTGCTGGTGTGTATGGTGCTGAAAATATCGGGGTTAAGGATATCACTACACCTATTCGGACGGTTCAGTATAAGGATGCTATTAGTCATCTGATCAAAGAGTTTGAGGTGCAAGTAGGTTTATCTGTTGGCTCAATGAACTATGCAGACGATGGGATTAAAACGGCAACAGAGATTGTTTCTAACAATTCTATGACGTATCAAACGCGTTCAAGCTATTTAACGATGGTTGAAAAAGTTATTAACGAACTAATCCATTCTATTTTTGAGCTTGCGGGATACGGAGAAATGTTTGAAAGCGAGAAACCGCTATTCTCTATTGAATATGATAGTTATTTAGTAACAGTTAGTTTTGAGGATGGTCTATTTGTCGATCGTAACAAACAATTAGAAAATGATCTAAAGGCTGTAACTGCTGGCGTAATGCCTAAGAAACAGTTTCTTATCCGTAATTACAATCTAAACGAAGAGGAATTAGAAGATTGGTTAGCTGCATTAAAAGATGAAATGCCAGAAGCGGGATCAACCGAACGGCGTAGTCAAGATGCCTTATTCGATTTAGGTGATTAATTATGATTACACCAGAAAAGATGCAAAAGACTGCGAATTCAATTATTAATATCTATTCAGAACTGGAAGACCGAATCTTTAACATCATAATCAAAGCGTTAAAACAGTCTCGTTTTCAAGATGTTGCAAAAGAAGACGTGCTTTTGTGGCAAGTAAATCAACTTTCTAAAATGGGTACACTGAACGATAAAGTTATTGATTTGTTAGCAAGTTATACTGGCGAAACTCAAGAAGCGATTGAACAATTGATTAAAGGAAACGGCGTGAAGATCGTTGATGAAATAGACCGTGAGCTTGAGCGAATGGTGCATAAAAGTATTCCTGTATCTGACGACGTAAATAAAATTCTAGACTCTTTGGTTCGTCAAACTTTCCAAGACTTAAATAATAATGTCAATCAAACGCTGATCACTACTAATTTCAATGAGAATGCAGTCATGAGAGCTTATCAAGCAATTCTCAAACAATCAACCATCGAATCTATGACAGGTCTTAAAACGCATGAGAAAGCCGTAAAAGATAACGTCTACAAAATGGTTGATATGGGAATCAAATCGGGTTTTGTTGATAAAGCTGGTCGAGAGTGGTCGATGGAAGCTTACTCGAGAACAGTGATTCAATCCACCTCACACAGAACGTTTAATGATCTTCGTTTGAAACGAATGGAGGACTTCAACTGTGTCACTGCATTAATGAGTAGTCATCCAGCAGCTCGCGAAGCCTGTGCGCCAATCCAAGGCGGATGGGTATTAACTGTGCCGAAAAATGAAGCGCCAGAAGAATTCAAGCATTTACCATCTATTTACGATCACGGATACGGCGAGCCAAGCGGAACGCAAGGAATTAACTGTACACATATTCTTTATCCTGGCCGTCCTGATGTGAACACAAACAATCAGCCGCGATATGATCCAGAAGAAGTACAAAGAAATGCTGAGATCCAGCAAAAGCAAAGAAGATTAGAGCGTGATATTCGTTACCAGAAAAAGCGAATGAATGCGGCGTTAGAGTTGGAAGATCCCGAAACTGTCCAGATGTGCAAACAAGTGATTGCTAACAAACAGAAACAGTTAAGAGAGCTTATCAACGAACATGAGTTCTTAGTTCGTGATTACAGTAGAGAACAAGTACAAAGTTAATAATTTTAGGCTTAGCAATCGCTAGTCTTTTTATTTTGCCCCGAATACGGCGTTAAACTGTTCAATCCATCGAGGGCGTAGCCTCGTTAAACAACGAAAGGATGAATGAAATGAAACGAGAAGAATTAAAAGAATTAGGTTTAACAGACGAACAGATTGGATCAGTAATGGCTTTGCACGGCGTAACTGTAAACGAACTGAACAGCAAGGTGTCTACCGCGGAACAGCAAGCGACTAAGTATCAAGAACAGTTAGACAAAAATCAAAGTGAGCTTGATGACTTTAAAGCAAAGTCTAAAGGGAACGAAGATTTGGAACAGCAAGTGACTGATTTACAAACGCGCCTTGACCAAAACAAAACCGATTCTGAACAACAGATTGCAGATATTAAGAAATCATCAGCAATTGACTTAGCTCTAACTCAAGCTGGAGCTAAAAACATTAAGGCTGCTAAAGCCTTATTAGATGGCGAATCATTGGAACTGACAGACGAAGGATTAAAAGGATTAGACGACCAACTGGCCGCGCTTAAAGAAAGCGACGGTTATTTATTTGGCCAATCTGAACAGGTTCCACCTAATACCGCCGGTAAGAAGGCTACCTTTTCTGGGAATGCTAGTTCTGCGCAAAACGTTGAAGAAGATGCATTCGCTAAAGCATTAGGAGTTTTACCAAACAAAAATTAAATTTGGAGGGAATAAAATATGGCAATTAATTACATTACAAAAGACAATGGGATTTTCGATCAGAAGATCACTCAAGGATTATTAACGACGATCTTAGGTATTCCACAAGTTGAATTAGTGAACGGTGGTAAATCATTTACATTGACTACTATTTCAACTTCTGGTTTAAAAAACCACACACGCAACAAAGGATTTAACAGTGGAACTTACGGAAATGACAAAAAAGTTTATACAATGGGACAAGATCGTGACGTTGAATTCTACATCGATAAACAAGATGTTGATGAAACAAATCAAGATTTGGCAGTAGCTAACATCTCAAATGTATTTATTACAGAACACGTGCAACCTGAAATTGATGCTTACCGTTTCTCTACTTTAGCTGCAGGCGCAGGCAAGACTAAGGAAGAGACAATTACTGAGAAAAATGCTTACTCTGCAATTAAAGCTGCTATTTTACCAGCACGTAAATTCGGCCCGCAAAACCTAGTAGCGTTTGTATCAACAACAGTAATGGATGCACTAGAACGATCTACTGAGTTCACTCGTAACATTACCAATCAAAACGTTGGTCAAACCGCCTTAGAATCCCGAGTAACTTCGTTGGATGGTGTGTTGTTAGTCGAGGTTTGGGACGACACTCGTTTTAAAACAAAATACAATTTTTCAGATGGATACGTTGCTACCTCTGATGCAAAAGACATCAATATCTTAGTTGTCGCTAAACAAGCAGTTATCCCCGTGGTTAAAGAAAACACCGTCTTCTTGTTTGCGCCAGGCGAACATTCACAAGGTGATGGCTACTTATATCAAAACCGCTTATACCACGACTGCTTTATCAAAGAACAACAAAAAGAAGGTGTATCTGTCTCTTTGGCCCCAAAAGGATAGACCCATCCGGCGTAACTTTGAATAAAACAACAGCTACGCTAACGGTGGGAGCAACAGAAACATTGTCTGCTGCTGTATCACCAGAAACGGCAACTGATAAATCAGTCAAATTTACCTCTAGCGATGAAACAATTGCAACAGTAACACCAGTGCAAGGAAAGGTTACTGCTATTAAAGTAGGAGCTACGACGGTCACAGCGACAACCGTAAATGGTAAAACTGCTACGTGTGAAGTCACGGTAACCGCAGCAAGCGAAGGATAGTGTAGTAGCTATCCTTTTTTATTGAAAGGAGGCAGTTATGAGCTATCTTACGCACGATGAATATTTAAAATCAGGATTCAACAAAGTATCAGTTTCGGAGTTTGATGACTTAGAAAAATGTGCTGCACGTCAACTTAATCGAGTGACAGGAGATTTCTACATGAGACATTCTTTAGCTGATGATACGTTCAAATATCGAGTGGATAAGTTCAAAATCGCAATGGCTGTCCAAATTGAATATTTGAAGTCAGTTGGAGTTACTTCGTTATCAGACTTACTAAATGCTTCCCCTTCAAGTGTAAGCGTTGGTCGTATGCGTATTGAATCTGGAAGCACGAATGCAGCAACAGTTGGCAGAACGATGGTTGCAACAGAGGCTTATAACGAGTTGATCTATACAGGACTTCTTTACAAGGGAGTTGACTATCGATGATTCCTTTAATGCCAAAAGAACTTTGTAACCAGTCAATTACTTTGAGGCTGCTAGATGGTCATGACAAATGGCAAAAACCTATCTTTTCAGACCCAATCACGATTAATCATATGATTTTCCAACCTCAAACAGTGTACAGCGGTAGTAATAACAATCGGCAAGTGGTAGCCAACGCTATCGCTTTTTTGTTTGCTGGAGTATCTGATCCGATGCCAGTGATTAATAAAAATCATGTTGGGTCAAAGATTGACTTTGAAGGTGAGACTTACACTATCACGACGATCGTAGATAACCGTAATCCATACAGTAACGAAGTCTACTCGTATGAGTTGGAGGTGCTGTAATGCTACATGTGAAAGTCAAAAAAAATGGTGTAGATCGTAAGTTGTCCGTGATGAATATCAATTCAGCAATGTATTATATGACATCTCAAATGCACATGGATATGAATCTATATGTGCCTAAACGCCAAGGAAATTTAAGGGACAAATCTTTCGTTAACAAAAACCGAATAACTTATGCTGCTCCTTATGCACGAGCTCAATTTAGAGGGTTTGTTAACGGCAGCAGAGTCAGAAACTATACGACTCCAGGTACCAGCCGTCGTTGGGATCTTAGAGCAAAAGCTAATCATATGGATAGTTGGCGTAGAGCGTTTATCAAAGGAGGAAACTTGTAATGGATTTATGGGAACGATTATCTGACTCGATAGATTCTATTCAAGGCCTTCCAATGCCATGCTCGATGGGGTTCCTTAATGGGGAAGACACGCTTTGTGTTTATTCGATGCCAGGTAGTCGGACAGTAGAAGAATACTTTGACGGCACGAAAGAACGTGAAATGCTCTATGAGGTCGGATTTAACACTAAAGACCAAGAAAAAGCCAACAAAACATTATGGCTTATATCAAATCATTTAGACGAACTCTCAACTCTGAAGTCAGAAGATGAGAGCTTCGTCTTTTTAGGTATCGAAATAAGTGAGACTCCTTTCGTAAGCGAACAGGACGTGCAAGGGAACTCAACTTATTTATTAGGTATCAAAATCACCATTCATCAATTCAAAAATTAGGAGGAAATTTAAATGGCAGAAAATAGTAAAGAATTTTTACTAAACTTTAAAAACAAATTGGAAATCGATACTTCAGGAAGTACAGATTTAGATAAAATCGCATCGGCTAAATTCGCACCATTAGCAGCAGGGATCACAACTATTACTCCGGCTGCAGCGGACACTACAGATGCATCCCATTACTACGATGGAGAAGGATTCGCTGATTCCACTGTAACTGGTAAAAATATCACGTTCCAAGTTGCGGGACACCGTGTATTTGGAGATCCAGCTCAAGATTATGTAGCGTCTAAATTCTTGTCAATCGGAGATGAATTACGCACGTTAGCACAATGGACTGATGCCAAAGGGAATAAGGTTCAAGCGGTCGTTACACTGACTTCTATTGTACCGTTTGGCGGTGCAGCCAATGCTAAACAAACCTTCAGCTTCACAATGGCATTCAATGGGAAACCTAAAATGGTGAAAGCGGGGGAGTAATTAGCCCTACCAGTGTAGCGTTGAATAAAACGACGACTTCACTTGTGGTTGGGGCAAACGAAACCTTAACAGCTACCGTTTTACCGGCAGACGCAACAGATAAAATAGTGACATGGAAATCAAGCGATGCAACTATTGCAGGTGTTGATTCAACAGGGAAAGTTTCAGGAGTTAAAGCTGGAACTGCAGATATCACAGTGACTACTAAAGATGGTAGCAAGACTGCTAAATGCACAGTAACCGTTACAGCTGCATAAAAAAAGATTGAGAATGTATAACTAGAGGCTATGAAGCCTCTGGTTATTAGGAGGAAAACGAATGGCTATTAACAATATTATCAATTTAGATGAAAAGTTATCACTAACTAAACGATTACGAATTGCTGGTCAAGACTACGATGTCATTATTTCTGATGAGGTAGATCAAGCATTAGCTAACTATACAAACATTGAAGTATCTGTCCAACTGCGAGACATGGTTTCTAAGTTAAAAAAAATGGACGATACAGAAACGGCTACAGCAGATCAGTATAAATCATTTACTCAAAATGAAATTGATTCAATGCGAGATAGCGCCTTAGCTACGTTAGATGCAGTTTTAGGTGAAGGAGAAGGCCGACGTGTTTATGAATTTTATGGTTCAAGCACAAAAGTTCTGAACACAGTTATCGGATTGATTCAAGCAGAACTGGATAAGGTAATGGTCGAACGAAAGAAAGCAGCAGACAAACATTACAGCAACCGTCACAAAAATAATAAAAAGAAGTGATCTGATTGTTTGATTTAATTGATGATTTAGAGACAAGCATCTTAATTGATGATATTGAAATACCAATCGATCTTTCTTTCGATACAGTTCTTAAATTCTATGAGTTGTTAGAAGACAAGAATCTCAAATCTTTTGAAAAGATATACAAAGCTTTCGACCTCTTTTATTTCGGTGACGATAATTTTGCTAAGAGATTTACCTTTGACCAAAAAAGTAAATTTGTGGAAGACATCATCAACTACATTCAAAAAAATGCTTATGGTAACTCTGAAAGTGATGAATCATTCGAGACTGACGGGCAACCAGAAAAACTATATTCGTACTCACAAGATGCTGGTGCAATCTATGCGTCTTTTTTTGCGGATTATGGAATCGATTTGCTGACTCAAAGAGGAAAGATGCACTACTTAACGTTCAAAGCGTTACTGGCTGGATTGAGTGAGAAAACACACTTTCAACGCATCTTATCTATTCGCTCAAGAAGTGTTGCTGGCTTAGAAGGGGAAGCATTAACGGCTTTGTTAGAACTGCAAGAATACTATGCGATTGATTCTGAAAAGACTGTAAGCAACTTAGACAATCAGCTTGGAAGCATGTTCGACATGTTAGCTGCACAAGCTAAAAATTAATTAAATACACAATAAATGGAAAGGAGGAAAATGAATGGCAGCAGACGCAACAATAAATATTGATGTAATGCTCTCTAACCTTCCGAATTTCAAAAACGACGTCTCTTTCGTTGATGACGTTCTGACGAAGCTAGGAATGAACACTGGATCAAAGATGGATGATTCATTCAAAAATGAAACGACAAAGATAGAAACAATTGCTAAGTCTACAAAAAAAGATGTAGACAATACTTTTGATAATCCAGTTAAGTTCACTATCAAAGCGGATAACTCAGATGCTGAAAAAGATGTCAAAGAAACAAAAGCTTTTTTGAAAGATATTCCGAAAAGCAAGATCACTGAACTCAAAGCAGATAACGATGGCGCTAGCTTAAAGATCAAAGCAACTAAAGAAGGTATTAGTGAAATACCTAAACAAAAAGAAACTATTTTGAATGCTGATGCCACTCAAGCAAAGTCTGAAACAAAAGAACTTGGGGAAACTGCTGAACGAACAGAATCGAAGTATATGAGCTTAAAGGACAAGCTTTCTATTGGTGCTGTGGCTGGAATTGCTTCAAGTGCAGTTCAAGTAATCACAGGTAGCTTTAGTGATCTTATTGGTGAAGCGATAGAAGCTTCTGATTCAATCGACAAATTCCGTTCTACTATGAAATTGGGGAAATTCGGCGATGAGGAAATATCAAAAGCGGCTAAAGAGGTCAAAAAATATGCAAATGAAACTGTGTATGATTTATCAACAATTTCAAATACGACCGCTCAATTAGCAGCAAATGGAGTCAAAAACTTTACTGAAGTAACAGAAGCGGCTGGTAACTTAAATGCTCAAGCTGGTGGCAATGCAGATAACTTTAAAGCAGTTGCGTTAGCGATGACTCAAACTGTTGGAGCTGGGAAGTTAACAACCGATAATTGGAATCAAATAGCTGATGCTATGCAGGGAGCTTCTGGCGTATTACAAGAAGCAATGAAAAAGAACGGTGCATACACAGGTAATTTCCGTGATGCAATGGAAAAAGGCGAGATTTCTGCTGACGAATTCAATAAAGCGATAGTGGAACTTGGGATGACAGATGGTGCAATCAAGGCAGCTAAATCAGTTGAAACCTTTGAGGGTGCAATTGGTAATTTACGAGCTGGAATTGTAACCGGATTGGATGACATTATTAAGCATTTAGGCAAAGACAAGCTTACAGGTATAATCAATGGCGCATCTGGTTCTGTTGTCGGGTTATTCCAACATGTTTCTGACGTCTTTTCTTATCTGGACAAAAACAAGTCCACGATTGGAAATATCACTGGCAACGTCAAAGATTTAGCAAAAGCGTTAGTCTCAGGAGCTTGGGATCAAGGAAAGGATATTCTCCTTGCTGTTGCAGATATGTTCGGTTTGATCGATGATAATACAAAGAAAATCAAAGATCCTCTCAAACAGTTGGATAAAATCATTGAAAACCTAGCTGACAATAAAGATAAAGTTGAATTACTGGGTAAAGCACTTGTGACTATGTTCGCAGTGAAAAAAGGTTTTGAATTCATTTCGATGATCAATCAAGCTCGTAAATCTCTACTTGAATTTACTGCAGTCGAAAAAGCAACTAGCTTTTTAAGCGGTGGTGGCCTTTCTTTTGGGAAAAAAGCAAGTACAAAAAATATAGGAAATGTGGGTGCTGAAATTGCTGAAACAATCTTACCAAAAGGTGGTAAAGGAGTCGCTACTATTGCTGATGATGCACTAGAGTCTGTTTCTAAACTAGGTGGGTTAGCAAAACTAAGTAAAGGAGTAAGCAAAGTGCTACCTTTTGCTGGGGTACTTGCCAGTGCAACTGAACTGTTGGGTAAAGGATCAGCTTCTTCAAAACTAGGGGCTTTTGGTGGTTCTTTAGGCGGAAGTGCGGCAGGAGCAGCTATTGGAACTGCTATTTTACCAGGAATTGGAACTGCAATTGGTGCAGGATTGGGTGGACTTGGCGGAACTGAATTAGGTAAAAATCTAGGGAAAGATATTGGCAAAGGATTTAAAAGCTATGCACCTAATTTAACGAACTTTTTGGGAGATATAGGGCATGATATAACTAAAAAATTTAGTAAAAATGTAGGATCAAATGCAAAAGAGCTTTCAAAAACTTACACCAAAGAGATGGAAAAACTTAATAAAATAGCTGTCAAAACACCAAAAGGCGATAAAGAATTAAAAAAACAGAAAGCCCAAACGACTGAAATATTCAAAGATATGTCAGACTCTATACAAAAATATTATAAAAAGAAAGAAAAATCATCTAAAAGTGATTATGATTATTTCGTTAAAAATGGATTAATGACCCAAAAAGAAGCTGACAAAGCCCTAGCTAAACAAAAGAAAAATGATGGTGAACAGAAAAAGAATCATCAAAAAGCTCTCAAGGCTATGCAAGTTTATTCTGGTGAACATTATGCCAATGTGGAAAAAATCGAAAAAGGTGGTACCAAAAAACTCCAAGATATCGCAAAAAAATATGGAAAAGATAGTAAAGAATATAAAAAAGAATTGAACAAAGAGTTAGAAGAAGAGCAGGAAAAATATGCTAAAAACATGAGTAAAGCGCAGTCTAAGCTGAACGAGCAAATTAGCAAAGAAACGAAAATAGCTTCGGGAAAACAGCTAGATATTTTGCAGGATTTGAAAGACCATAAGGGCAAACTCTCTCATGAAGAAATGAAAAATGCTATCTTAAATTCTAAAGAACAACGTGACACGATCATTAAAGATGCAAAAAAAACAGCAAATGATTCAATAAGTGCCGCTGATAAAAAATACAAAGAAACTGTTGAAAAAGCAGACAAAGAACGTTATGAAAATGGGACTATGTCTAAGAAGCAGTATGATGAGGTTGTGAAACAAGCAAAGAAAGAGCGAGATGATGCTGTCACAGCTGCTACTGAGAAAAGGGATAAATCAATAAAGAAAGCCCAAGAAACTCATAAAGAAGTAGTAGATCAAGCAACCCAACAGGCCGGAGAACACAAAGGTGCTGTTGATGGTGAAACAGGTGAAGTTGTAGGCTCTTGGGATGAAATGAAAACAAACATGGGATCCATTGTTGAAGGTGTCGCACACAGTATTGGCCATTTGATACATGCATTGAACAAAGATTGGGGAAACGACCTTATTAATTTCAAATTTGGTGCTCATGCAAAAGGTTCTAGTGGATTGACCGAAGACGAAATTTCTCTGGTTGGAGAAGAAGGATTCGAGCTTGCTCATCATCCATCTAAAGGTATTTTCCCTGTGGGTGTTAGCGGTCCAGAAATTCGTCCTCTGCAAGCTGGTACTTCAATTTTACCCCATCATATGTCTAAAGAATTCTTGGCAATGACAAAGGGGCTACCCGCACACAAAGACGGTGTCTGGGGTACTATCACGAATATGTTTGATTGGGTTAAAGATAAAGCTAAAGATGTATGGTCTTTCGTTTCAGATGGTGCCGGCAAAGCTTATGATACGATTGCTGATAAACTTGGTGTCTCTGACTTTTTAGATAACCTTGGTGATTCAGCTGAATATAAAGTTGCTGCAGGTGGTATCTCTAATATAAAAGATAAGATTATCGAATACGCACAAAACTTCTTTGATAAGTTTAATGAAGAAAATGGAGGCGGCAGTTTCGATGGTGCAATGGCAGATAATGTCTATAAGTATTTAGTAGATATTGCAAACCAAGCCGTTAGGAAATTCGGTATGAGCGGGATTACTTCAGGTTACCGACCAGGAGATCCATATTGGCATGGGAAGCATCAAGCGATTGATATTGCTTATCCATCAAGTATGAATGGTTCAAGCAAATATTTTGATCCTGCAAACTGGGTATTTGAGAATTTTGCTGATAAAGTTGGATATGTTATCACACAGGGAAAAGTGCGTGATAGAACTGGCCAATCAGGTCAACCAGCAACTGGTGCATGGGAGCCATGGCCAGATAATGATCATTACGACCATTTGCATATCACTGGTAAATTAGGATCGGGAGATATTTTCAAAGCAGGAGGCGGTAGTTCTCCTGCTGGTTCAGGTGCTGAAAGATGGCGAAGCCAAGTAATTGAGGCTGCAAAAATGGTCGGATTTCCAACAGATAAAGGGCATATAGACAGAATCATTAGTCAGATCCAAACAGAATCAGGCGGAAATGAGAAAGCTGTTCAAGGTGGTTATACAGATAGTAATACCATTACTGGAGACTTAGCAAAAGGATTGATGCAAACAATTAGTGCTACTTTCAATGCTTATAAGATGCCAGGTCATGGCAATATTTTTAATGGATATGATAGTATCTTAGCCGGTTTAAGATATATCATGGCTCAATATGGAACAGGTGCTGGCTTCTTTGCAAATATCGGAATGGGGCATGGTTATGCTGATGGTGGAGAAATAAATGGTCCTGAATTAGCATGGATTGGGGAAGACCCTGCTTATCCAAAAGAGTTTATGATAAATCCTGCTAAACCTTCTGCAGATGACTTGATTATAAAAGCAATCCGCTCGAGGGAACAATTTAGACCCGCTTCAGCAAATAATGTATCAAGCAATTCGAGTGGATTTTTAACAAGCGAAATTTCAGAAAGTTCACTTCAGAAGCTGTCTCAAGCTTTGAATAATCGTCCAGTTGAGGTAATTAGTCATCTAGACGGTAAAAAAGTCAGCAAAAGTGTAGATGAATATACTGGTTCATCATTAGCAAGAAAACTATATATGAGAGGAAAGAATTTCAATGGATGATAAAACATCAGTATTTCTCCAATTTAGTACAGGTAAATTTTACTTACTAGCAAATTACCGAATAAAAATCATTGATATAAAAATTGGGATGCCAGTACCTAAAAATGAATTTTCTTCTTATGCAGGTTCAGTAGGAAAAAAGCTGCTGACACACTCATTTGATTCTTTTCCTATTACTTTTGAATTTGATTATTTTGCAGACAACTTAAATGATCTTATTTTAACTGAAACAGAGTTGAGAGAATTGTTTAATAAAGAAGCTGAATACTACTTTATCTATACGAAAGAACCTGGTAAAAGATTTCCAGTGATCGTTGAGAGTATTACTATAACCAAAAAGGCATATTTTAAAGGAAATTGTGTTGTATCATTTTCCGCCTATAAAGGATATTCTGAATCGATGGCAACGACTTTATCTGATTTCAATTTGGATGAGGATTGGCAGTTTTCTCAAGGTCTAGTTTCTGAAGATTTTAGTTATACACACAATACTAGTTTCTTTAAGATTTTTAATGCTGGCAGTTTTGGAATTGATCCGAGAGAGTCAGATTTACGTATTACCCTCGAAGGAGAATCCGAAGGAAATGTTACCATCTTTAATAAAACAACGGGTGATCGCTTTATTTATTATCCATCACTTTCTACAAATCTCGGTCAGACACTAGTGTTGGATGGTGTATACCCAAAATTGAATGGTGTAAGCTGTGGTATTGATACAAACCATGGACTAATCACTTTAGCTGAAGGGGTCAATGAAATCGAAATTCAAAATATTACTAGAGTGAAATCTTCTTGGGATTTCCGTTTCTTGTATAAGTAGGTGATACTTTGAAAAACATATTAATACGCAATTATGAAGAAACAAAAGAGGAAATCCTTATTAACTACGATAAGGATTCTTTTTCTGTCTCGTGGCAACAAAATGAAACATGGGAGTTATCTGTTACTGTACCAAGGACAAAAGGAAATCAGATAACCTTCGACTTAATCGATTATGAAAACTATGTTGTATTTGACGGTCAACAGTACTCAATCAAACAGATGAGATCATATGCTTCTGGGAGCCAAATATATAAAGATGTAGTAGCCACCCACATTTATTACACCATTCAAGATGGCCGACAGTATGATACTGTTTCCGGAACAAAGTCGATTAATGACCTGTTGACTCATATTTTTAAAGCAGGAAATCGTGGATTCAGTTGGGAAGTGATTGATCCCAATAATATTTTCTTAAAGAAAGAACAGGAAAATTTTGGGAATGATAATTATTTAAATCTCATAAATGAGATTTTGAATGATTATGGTGCTGTTGTAATACCCAATAATAAACATTTAGTTTTTTATCCAATTTCAGAGTATGGAAAAACTACTGAACAACAGATTCGTTATAAATATAATACAGACGATGTATCGTTTGATATTGATACTTATGCCCTGAAAACACAAATCAAAGGCTATGGTAAGTTGAAAGAAAATGCAAACACAGACAATTTAAAAGATAGTGATTATGTCTTTCCTCCCGTAACTTATACGAGTGCTGAATCAGAAAAATGGGGCATTAGAATACAAGATCCAGTGGAAGACGAGAGTTACACAATTCAAAATAATATGCTCGTGTATCTGAAACAACAGTTACATGATTATCCAGATATTTCTGGTTCGGTGACATTGAAATGGGCTGTATCTCTTGATAAAGGAGATAAAGTCCTTTTTGTGTATGAACCTTTAAGTTTAAGTACCTATATCCAAGTTGTCGGTATTACAACTTATCCCGCTATCCCTAACAAAGCACCAGAAATCACATTGAGCAACACAAAGAAAACAATGACGTCGATACTCACTGAAATGGCGAAGAAAGGAGTGATTTGATGGGGTTATTAAAATTAATCAGTAACCGTATCTCTACGGAATGGAAAGAGAAATTTAATAAAAACATTGACTACCTCAATAATCTCGAAAAGAAACTGTCTGATCAAGACAAATCGACGAACAGTCGAATCGATAACTTAGTGCTGCATTCAGGTGGCGAATCGCCGAATGAAGTGGTTGATGCACGAGTTAACAATAAAGGGGAAGTTTTTGACACACTGCATGGCAGACTATTAGAACATGAAAACCTGTCAGAAGAACAAATTAGCGAACTGAATACAAACATGGATAGTCAAAAAGAGCAAGTTCAACAATTGAACAAGTCTGTCCAACAGATTATTGGTGGGTATAGTGAGCCAATAAATATGTACGTTTCAAAAAACGGTAGCGATATTTCTGGTGATGGATCTGAAGAAAAGCCATTTCTTACCATCCAAACAGCAGTCAATAATATTCCTCTGATTACAACAGGTTCTATTACGGTTTGGATTGATAGCGGAGTTTACTTGGAGGATGTGATGATTCAGAATCTAAATTTTACATCCTTTTTGATTCGTCCCATAGATAATTTCAATGCTATTGATCCCTCAAAAACAGATTTACCTGTCAAAGTTCGGTCCATCTGCTTCACTGCTTGTAAAGGCTATTGTCAAGTTGCTGGAATGCAAATTGTGGATACAGCAAACGGAGCAGACTATGGAATCAGAAATGAGCAGAGTGGCTATATGGCAATCAATAGATGTAAATTCGCAGAGAACACAAAAACACTTGCAAGATATAATGCAGTTTATGTCGGCGGAACATCAAAGATTAATATGTACGGAGACACGACGTTGATTAACCAGAAAGTGGCAATTTACGCTGTATTGATGGGTGAAATTTTTGTCAGTGCGTTTGGTTCAGGAAATGACGTAGGAATTTTGTGTGAGAATGGCACTGTACGAGGAACTGTATCAACTTCTTTTGCAACTACACCAACCAAAATTTCTGGTTATGGACTAGTTATCACGAAAGGTACGGTGTTGTCTTAATGGTATACAAAACAAATGAATCGCTCATTGTGATTCAAGCAGAAGCCATTAATCCAAACAGGACAGATGTTGTCTTTTGGTCGCATGACCGAGGAACAGCTAAGCTTCGAATGAAGTTAGTTCGGAAAAACGGCATCCCACAAAGCTTACCCGAAGGAACAACCGTTCCAATTCGTCTGATGTTCCGTTCTGCAACAGCAGAAGGCGGATATGGGAAACATGACTATCTCGCCACCATTGAAGATCGTGTAAATGGTATTGTGTCCATTGTGCTGGAAGATAATATTTCAGGCTATGTTGGAATAGTCGAGGGTAGTGTTTATATTGATTTCCCAAATGATCAGTCGTTAGACACGGCTGGTCGTTTTACTTTTGACATCAAACGCAGTCCGATAGATGATAGCACAACAGAGCTAGAAGATTATTATTTCAATGGTTTCAGTCAGACTATTGATAAAATTGAGCAGATAGTTTCTAATGCAAAGACAGAAATTGGTACTAAAGTGGCTGGGACAAAAAAAGAGTTTGATACAGAAGTTGAAAAAATTAAAACGTCAATCGGAGAAGCAAACCAATCTCTTACAACTCTGAATGGCGATATGACTGCACTTAGCGAAAAGATTACAGAAGCGGATCAACACTTTATAAATAAGGAAAGCGTTGAAGTAGGTCCTTTGATTTTCAAAAATACAACGATAACTACTCAAGATTGGAATAATATCACTGAAAGTGGTGTTTATTATTGTGCAGGTTCTTCGGGAATTAATGCACCATACACGGGCAAACTTTATGGATTACTAACTGTTTATAGTGAACAAGCAGTCACTATACAAAAATACGAATTTCAGAATTCTATTTACATGCGTACGTTTGCTGGTAATCCCGCAGCATGGGGAAATTGGAAAAAAGTTGCTTTGTCTAGTGAGGTGATGAATCTTACAGATCCGCAGACCGCACTTGGAGTAAAGAATTTTTCTGATGGTATTCAAATAGACGGTGATCAAGTAGTTAGTGAAAATGAACATACTATATATAAACTAGATAAGTCAAATAGCAACTCTTTTATTGATGGCTAC